TTTGCAAGACTTGTGGTCGCAATACCAACAGTCTGATCTGCAAAGTCGTCGATGTAACAAAGTTTTAGTCCATTACCCCAAGTTCCGGGGTTCTTTGCTGCGTATGTAAACGTTGAATCACCTTCTTTGTGATTCTCTTGATAATCATCGTAATTGTTGATTTTAAGTGTGGTAGTTGATGCAATACCAACACCTGCGTTTGCGTTCACCAATAAGGTGTCGCTCGTGTTTCCTGTTCTTACTACCTTTAAAATTCCTCCATAAGAGAGGTAATTGGCAGCACTCATCCAATACTCATATTGAGTGTCAGTTGACATCGGCTTGCCAAAGGTTGCAATCAGTTCTTGCTCAGTAGTAATATCAATTGGTTCATCAACAGGTCCAATTCTGAAAGGTCCAGCAATTGCACCGATGTTATCTAGGACATTATCAGCTCTTCCTACTGTAAGGTCAACTTCCCTGACTAGTACGCCAGGAGATAATTGAGGAGTCGCCATGTTTCTCTCCGTGGATCTCAGTGTATCTCAAAATATTTATTAAAAAGGGTGTTTTCACAGGGGAAACGTGACGTGAACTACCAATCTGGATATTCCCATGTATTACTTGATCTTTTATTCTTCATCATTCTTTTTATAGTACACTCTTTACATTCATACGAATATGATGATGCTACGGGGCCTCTATCTTTTCTTGTTCTATAAAATCCCTCTATTAAATTTTTTGTTTCCCCACAAATTCTACATTTTCTATCCTGTAGTAGAAGATGACCAAGTTTTATCTGACCATCTAAATCCATTAAGAAAGATACTCCCACATGTAAGATCTATCTCCATACTCATCCGCTTTAAACCATCTGTCATTGCCATCTGAGAAACTCTCATCATCTAATCCATCATTTAAAAATCCAAACGGAGCCATGTCTTGTTCAATTTGATTTTTCTGTTCTTCATATAATCTCTTTCTAACATCTTGGTCTGTCAATTCTTTAAAATAATCCATCTGGACCAACCAGGCATAAATGACGAGACACATTGCCAGGTCATCATTACATCCTTCTTCTGCTTCAAAGGAGTTGTGTTTTGATATAAAAGTTGTTAACTCCGAAATAATTTCATAGTCACTGAATATTAACTTGTCCTCCTCAATTAAAGTCTTTAGATTTAGAGATCCTACCTTCTTTACAGTCTTAGACATCTTGACGCCAAGTTGCGTCTTCTTACCCGAAAATCCTTGACCAACAATCTGACCTGCTCTACCTCTCATAGAACACATCAAAAGGTTTTGATACTCAAGATCATATTGCAGAATACTTGCAACCTGATCACCAATATCATTTACCTCACATAATATAAAAGAACTATTATAACTCTTTGCTACCTCATAAATGATGTTTGGAAATAACATCGGTTTGATGTCATTATTTCTATACTTTGCAACTACTTTATGTGGGAAAGTTGTAATATCTACCACTACAAATGCCGAGTAGTCTTCACCAACCCCCCTTGCTACGTCAACGGTCATCACATAATCATGGTTCTCTTGTGATGGCTCATAAACGTCTAATCCAGCATTCTTCTTGATTGGATTATCATAAATCAATGTCCTCAATTTGCTTGGTGCAATTAGTGTATCAACTGATCCTAAGAACTCACATTCAAACTCAACCTTGAACTGTGCTTCTGAAGTATTCTTAATCGTAGTTTTTTTCCACTTCTCATCCCTGCCCGGAACTTCTGACCAGTGAACATCAGTGGGAATATAATCATTCTTTCCTTTTTCTGCATCATGCCATAGACGGTAGAAGTGATTCATACCATGAGGCGTTGATACAATGATTACCTTGGTGTTTTTACCAGAAGTAATAGTAGGATAAACAGATGCAAAGAAGGAGTCCGCAACATGGTTTGGAACGAAGGCGAATTCGTCGAGGAAGAGAATGTTGAACGACATGCCTCGGACAGCACTTGCAGACGTAGAAGCTGCCAGTATCTTACTCCCATTTTCTAACTCCAGTGATCCTTTGTTCCATGCTATGATACCTTGCTGCATCCATTTAGGTAAGTTTTCATATGCAGTTTGTAACCTTCCTAGAAGTTCTCTAGCAGTTGCTGCCTTGTTTGCCAAGATACCAATATTAACACTATCATTGAAAACAGCATAGTGTAAAAGATACGAAACAACAGTCGTTGATTTACCAGTCTGTCGTGGCATCTTACAGATGTTAAATCTGTTGTTGTGGAAGTTCTTGATTAACTTCTCTTGAAAATGATATGGATGAAATTGAGTTAGACCCTCGTCAAGAGAAATAATCTTGACATAGTTGTTGGCAAAGTAAACAGGATCTTCCTTGCATTTCATAAACTCAAGAATTTGATCTTGAGTAAACTCAATGGCAGTATTAGCTTTTTTTAGATTGGGATTGCCAAGGTATACATTATCAGACATAGATTACTCAGCAATTCCACTTTCTAAGTGATTTATTGATTCTGCTATCTGGATCGTTTGCAGTTTTCGATGAAGTCAATTTCTTCTTCATCCCTTTCATTCTAGCGCAGAATGACGCTCTACGGGGATTTCCAACCTTCTTGCTTGGTGCTTTAAGGTTAGATCCTGGATTTTCTCTCTCGTAAGACTTCCTTCCTTTTTCATTAAGTCCGCCTTCTTTATTTTTTCCTGCTTTTCTGGTCCATGCTGCTCCTTCGACGTGAAGGAGTGGTTGCCCTGGTTCATAGCTTGAAACGTTAAAAGTTAATAGTTTCGCGCCAGGATATACTTTAGAAACCTGATCTTGAACATCAGATTTTTTGGGTACTGAGATTTGAGGGAAGAACATCTTTAAAGCATAATACTTACCTCTATAGTTGAAATAAGTATCGATGATATTTCCAGTCTTTGCTGGAACTCTAACTGCCTCATCCATGGACTCTCCCATGGGTTTTACATAGTTTTTATCTGGACCTGGTTTTCCTCCGTTTCCACCTTGAGGTCCATCACATGGAGACATTCCATGAACAGGGCACTCCTCACCACCATGGGTGTGGTTGCATCCTTTCTTTTCTTCAATTTGTTCAACTTCTTCTTTTTTGACACAGTTTGGATATCTCTTACCAAACATAGTCTTCATACCTTTCTTTTCATAACCTTTCCAACACTTCTCGTCAAGGTTATCTTCAGAAATGCCTGCTTTTCTGAGTCTCTTTGCTTGACTCTTGTGCATTTCAACTGCTTTATCTAATTCTTTAGCGATACCCTTTACATTTTTGGGAGTATCATGCATTTCATCAATTTCAAATTCTTCCTTTTTGGTTTTGTTTCCCCAGTTTGCTGCACCTACTTTTCTGCATTTGACCAGTGCTCCTGACGCATATGCACTTGGCCATACAGAGTAACGTGACTTGACCTTATGGTAGCAAGCATCTTTCTTGCCTTCCTCAATGTCGATCTCGTCACCTACTTCTACATTATTTTCTGCGAACCATCCACGGTTTACTTCTAACGCACACAGTACTTCTCCATCCGAAGCAACTGGACTCTCGTCAAATGGTTCTAACTCTTTGATACTTTCGATTGTTCCATCCTCTTTTATGAAAGCAATATCAAGAGGAATTCTTGTTTCTGTCATATGAAATGACTGCTCTGCAACTTCATTAAAGATGAACAGCATTCCACTATTAATATCTAAACTTTCACGGAACATCAACCCTAAATTAAAATCCCTAATATTGTTTGGAATTTCGATCTCAAGTGGTAAAGTTACAAACTCTGTTGCTTCTTTTACAGATTTCATTTTAGGTTTATCAGTTGAAACGTAAGTTGGTTTTGCTGCTCCTGTCTTTTGTGGTTGACCCGGATCAGCAGCTCTTTTTCTTCTTTGAGCAGATTCTCTTTCAGACTTGCTCATGCTTGCTCTCTTTGCAGAGGACACGCACTTAGGCGTTGATTTTTGTCCTGGTTGGCGAGCACAGGGTTTACCTGATACTACTTGAACCCAACCTGGTTTTCCGCCTTTTGATCTAGACTTGCCAAACCAATCGCGGAGACCTTCCTCACTTATTCCTCCTCCACCGTTTCCGTTGGATCCACCATTGCCACTCCCATTCCCATTACCACCATTGCCATTACCATTGCCATTACCATTTTTTGGTTC